GTTTGATTTGGAGTAATACCTTTACCGTATTTTGTTTCTATAGACCCAGGACAGATACCTTGTTCAATTGCTAAATCATTAGAAGCTTTAATTAGGTAATAACTCCATGCTTCTGCATATTCGTCAATAAGTTCTAAGTCTGGATTTTGGTATGTTGTATTGTTTTTAGCCAACCAATATGCTAGATTAATAATACCAATACCTAAAGGTCTCCTAAGATTTGTAGATATTTCTGCTGCTAAAACTGGGTAATGTTGATAAGACAATAAAGCATCTAATCCACGAACAGCAAGTTCACAAGGTTTTGCAAAATCTTCTGGTTTACGAATATTACCCCAATTGATTGCTGAAAGAGTACATAGAGCAATTTCTCCGTCAGGATCATTAAAGTTATGCAAAGGTTTTGTTGGTAGATTAATTTCACAACAAAGGTTAGATTGATGTATCGGAGCTAGTTTTTCATCAAAAGAAGAATGTGTATTAGCATGATCTACGTTCATTAAATAAATGCGTCCTGTATTTTTACGCTCTTCCATAAACATAGAAAATAAATCAATCGCTTTAATAGTTTTTTTGCGAATATCAGGATTTTTTTCTGCTTTTTCATATACAATTTTAAATAATTCTTGATCATTAAAAAAAGAATAGTATAAATGCGGGACGTCACTTGGAGAGAATAGTGTGATTTCACCCCCTTGTAATAAACGCTCGTACATTAATTTATTAAATTGTACTCCGTAATCCATGTGACGTACCCTATTGTCTTCAGTACCTTTATTATTTTTTAACACTAGAAGATCTTCGACTTCATAGTGCCAGATTGGATAATATAAAGTAGCAGCACCATTTCTTACTCCTCCTTGAGAGCAAGATCGTGTTGCTGCTTGAAACATTTTATAAAAGGGAATAACTCCTGTATGATAAGCATCTCCATTTCGGATTGGACTACCAAGTGCTCTAATACTACCTGCTCCAATCCCAATGCCTGCTTTTTGGCTGACATACTTAACAATACTACTAGTAGTAGCATTAATGCTATCTAGACTATCGTCTGTTTCAATAAGTACGCACGAACTGAACTGTCGTTGTGGAGTGCGTACACCAGCCATAACAGGAGTAGGAAGACTAATATCGAATGTAGATATAGCATCATAATACTCTTTTACCCATTTAAGCCTATGTTCTTTATCGTAGTTATTAAATAAAGTCATTGCAATTAGCATATAAGCTATTTGTGGTGTTTCGTAAATATCACCAGTTACTCTATTTTGTACTAAATATTTACCTCTAAACTGCTCCATCGCAGCATAGGTTAAATTTTCATCACGTTTATGTTTGATATATTTGTTTAAAATATCAAATTCTTTTTTAGAGTAGTAGTTTAATATTTCAGAATCATAAAAACCACGTTCAACATTTTTTTCTACTAATTCACGTAACGAATTAGGTTCATACTGTCCATAAACCATTTTACGAAGATGATATGTAATAAGTCTACCAGCTACATATTGATAATTTGGAGTATCTTCACTAATAAGATCAGCTGCTGATTTAATTAATGTTTCTTGAATATCTGAACTTTTAATACCGTCATAAAACTGAAGTTGACTATGCATTTCTACTTCACTAGGAGAGACTCCAGCAATATCTTCACAAGCAAAAAATACGACTTTATGTAGTTTTTCAATATCCAGTGCTTCTTTTGTTCCGTCTCTTTTAATTACTTCAGTCATTTTGTATAATCCTATATAGTGCTTACATTGTTTTCTTTTTTAATTTGAATTTTATCAATTAGAGGATGTGTAAAATCATGAGATATTAGAAAAACATTTAAACCATTTTCTTCTCTTAATACTTCTATTAATTTTTCTTTACCCTCATCATCCAGTACTCCTGTTATTTCATCTAAGAATAATAGATTTACATGATTACCCCCAATTTTGGACATAACCTTTCTAATTGCTAATAGTATGGAAGTTTGAATTCGACTAAACTCTCCTCCTGATACAGTTTCAATAGGTGTTTCAATACCGTTATTTATTACAACAATATTTAATTTTTCACCTGCTAATCTAAAAATAACTTGAAACTGTCCGTCAGATAGTTCTGATAAGTATTGATTTATTTGTTCTTCAAGTTCTTTTGTTAAATTTTCTAATTTAAAAGCAACAATCCCCGTAGTACTGAAAGCTTTTTTGAGAATGTTTAAATGTTTATTTTTATTTTGTAAAATAATAATATCATTATCTAATAGCTTTTGTCTATTTGTAAATTGTATTTTTTGCTCTTTTAGAGCCTCAACTTTAGTATTATGTATTTTTACTTGTTCATTGTGCTCAGTTGCTTCTCTATAAATTTCTTCTTGTTTACTTAATTCTTTTTTTGTAGTTGTTAATCTATTTTGAATATCAGAATAATCTGGATAATCAGTTTGTAAAGAAAAATCGATTAACTGAGAAAGATTTTCGAATCTCTCCGCCGCTTTTTGATTAATTACAAACGCATCAATTTCTGATTGAATCTCATTTTTTTGAATTTTTAATTCAAATAATTTTTCTCTGGCTACATTTCTGTGTTGAGTAAAATCATTTATATCATCCCAAAGTTTTTCTTTCATCTGAACAGCATGAGTATTATCAAGTGTTTGACCACATGCATAACAAGTATCTGCTGTATCTAAATCAGATAAGCTTTTATTCGCTTTATCGATATCTTTGTCTATAGATTGTATTTCTGTTTGTGTTTTTGTAATTTTAGATTGTAAAGTTTCATATGTTTTATATTCTGGTTCTACCATTGCAACATCAAAAGACAAAGAATTTCTTTCCTCTATTAACATATTATTTTTATCAATTTTTTTACACAAATCATTATAATCTGCTAATTCGTTTTCTAATCTAGCGACTGAATTTCTTAAAGTATTATCTACTTCAACAACTTTAATTGTTTCTTTCTCTTCTTCAATAGTAGTACTCTCTAAAAAATTATTAACACCTTTTAACTCTCCTTCAAGTTTTAGCTGTTCTCTGTCAGAGGTATTAAGTTTTACTTTAATAGCTTCTCCGATAGCAATATACTTTTCTAAATTGAATAAATTTATTAAGAATTTTTTCCTATTTGTATCTGTTGCTTTAAGAAATTCTAGTAAATCAGTAGAAGATTGATAAGTGAGTTGAGAAAATACTTCAAAATCTAAACCAACGACTTCATTAATTTTTTTATAAGTATCTAATACTTTATGTTCACTTAAATCTGTTCCATCTTCAAGAAATTTTACTTTAGTAGTGGCACCAGTTCTTTTTACTTCTACAACATATTCTTTATTAAAACTTGAAAAAGTTAAAGATGCTTCCCAATTTTTTGATTTACCGTGTCTATTTAAAATATCTCCTTTTTTGATGCCTTTAATATTTTTATTATATAACACTTCTTGCAGAATTAATGCAATACTTGATTTTCCGCTTCCATTAGGGGCGGTTAGTTGTGTTATTCTATTTTTATCAAAATTTATTTTATTATTTTCTCCATAACTAAACATATTAGAGAATTTTAATTCTTTTAAAATAATAGACATTTAAATTACCATAAAGTATTAGTGGGTTTAAAATATGGACGAGTATCAGATATTAATTCAATATTTATACTGACTCTCCAATCCATTGAATGTTTTTGAGGATTTGGTTTATGATCCATCCAATAAGGCCAAAAATATATCCAACCTTCTTTAACAGGAATATTTCCTATCCCTTCTCCGTCTCTTATAGCTAGAGTTCCAGATTCGTCTGGAACACTTGGGTACCAGACTGCATTAATAGTAGTAGTATTTTTATGATTATGCCAGACTGAATTATATCTTTCTTTATTTTGTACGTATGCCCACATAATCTTTTTATTACGTGGTAATACATTTATATTATTAAAATTATGAAAACAGATTTTTAAAAAATCATCATATATAGTATTAATAATGTTTAGTTTGTTAGGATCTAATAAGACATTATAGCCATTTGTAGGGTTGTAGTCTTTTTTAAAAGTTTTAACTGCAAACTCTACAATATCATTTTTATAAGTATCCCATTCAGGTATTCTAGCCCCTAAGAAAAATCCATACGAGTTTGAGCTTATATTATCTGATAGTAAAGGCCTTAATTCAATCATTTTATCCTACTTTCAAGTCAATATATTCTTTTAAAGTTCCTTCAATATCTGAAACCTTCATATATTCTAAATAAAGTTTTAATTCTTCATAAGTATTTAGGTTTTTTAAGTCTAGCTTAGAGTCTTCTGTAGGCTCATAAGACACTTTTTTATCTAACAAGTCTGAATTTTTAATTTTAGATAGCTCATCTATAGATCCTACAACTTCATAGACTACATGGTCATAATCGGCAGGAACCATTTCGTCTTCAATTTTTATAGTTTTTCTAATTAATTTAGGTAAGCCTAGATTAATAAACTTTACTGCATAATTGCGACTATCGATTAAATCAACTATGTTTACCCCATACTCTTTGTTTTCATCTCTATCAAAATGGGTATTAATAGGGCTTCCACTATACCAAGCTCCATAATCTTGATACTTGTGATGAAAATGTATATCTCCTAATAGTATTAATCCCCACTTTCTAAGTTTTTCAAAATCATACTCTGCGGTTATATGAGGAGGCACTTCTCCCCTTATGTGTGCTACTAAAATATCGCCTTCAATATATTCTGGTAGTTTATCAATTTGTAGCTCTCCATACGGCCAAAACTGAATACCACAAGGAAAAGTAGGTTCTTTTACTCTGTGGTTTTTAGTAAATAATCTTACATTTGGGTTGGTAATAACTGCATCTTCATTAAAGTGTTCTAAAAAAGTTTCTCCTTTTTTAGTTGCCTCATGATTTCCAGGTATGATAAATGTAGGTATTGATACACAATTTATATAAGATAAGAATAAACATATTTCATCAGGTTCAGGTTTTCTATCAAACACATCTCCAGAAATAATATGGATATCACAAGAATCTTCAAGCTTATGTAGTTTTTCAAACATAAGCTTGAAGCGATTTTCTTGCCACTCAATAGGTACTTTTTTCTTGTGCAGATTTATATGCCAATCAGCTGAGTGCAGTATTTTCATTATCTATCCCAATTAAATATTTTATTAACATCACCTTGGAAAGTATAACTTCCTACATGGTTAAGCTTTGTATTTGGGTCTAGCCAGATTTCTCCACCTATTTTCTGCCAACGACGACAGAAAGTATAGTCTTCTGATAAATATCTATTATCATCGGGATCATGAATAGTGTCAAAAAATGAATAACAGTATTTATTGTATTTAGGATCAATAGAACTGTCATTTACATAAAACAATTCAGGATATGATTCTATCATTTGTTCAATAACAGTTCTTTTAATTAAGAAAAAACCAGTTGATGCATCTAATACCTCTACTGCGCCATTTTCAACTCTTACTTGTTTACGCTCTTTATCAACAAATTTTAAATTAATAGCATAATCAATAGGTAGTGTTTTTTTAGGATATGCTCCCGCTATAAGATCTTTATCCATAGCTAACATTCTAATAATAGCATCTTGTTCCCATTCTATATCAGCATCAATAAACATTAAATGGGTACAATTACTTTCTAAAAACATAGCTGTAAGAATATTTCTTGCTCTAGAGATTAAACTTTCATTTCTTAGTGTTGTTAATCTAAAATTAATACCATGTTGTATTAAAGTCTGTGTAGTTTTAAACATACTCAAAAAGAATTGATCAGTTATAAGCCCTCCGTAGCAAGGAGTAGCGAAAAAGATATTATGTTGTCTTAGCATCGAAGTATCAATAGTTACTTGATTACCTTCTACGTGCTTAATAGCCGCAGGTAAAGACATAGCTTTTCCATCATTTTTCTGTTGTGATTGTTTTTTATTGTTTGAGTTTTTATTCTCTTCTAAAATATCAGAGAGCTTATATTTTTTTGCCATTAGTCTAAGTCCTCAACGCTTTCTGGTGAAAAAGAGTTGTCATCTTCGCCCGCAAAAAGAGTAGTATTTTCTAGTAGCCAACGCTTTTGTTCAGTGTAGTCTGGTCTTTTATAGATACGATCTAGATCAAATAGTTCTGCTTCTTTTTCTGAGTCTGTTAAGGCTGTAGAAGCACGAGCAGGTCTAACAGTATACTTTACATTTTGTGGAAGCGGTCCTGTTTTTTCTTTTACAATAGTGATATCATAACCACTAGTTTCGTCTGCTGGATTACCATACTCAGCATCTTTTGCAAAATCTACTATTTGACGATAGATAGTAGCTTTTAAATCAAAAAGTTTAACTTGATTATCGTTACGATCAATTACATTACATACATATGCAAATTGAGGTTTATCTGCATAAATATCTTGTGATACTTCGTCAAAAGGATCTTCTGTACCAGAAAACTGTTCTGTATTTCTATCAAATTTTAAACACTCAACAGGCATACGTTTTCCGTCTTTAGTAGTAAGCCAATATACATAACGAGGCATTACTTCTCCAATTAGTCTAAGTTTATTATCTCCGTTTTGAAGAGTAATTCTTTGAATTTCTTTTCTTTCTCCAGAGCCTTGTGATTTAATTCCTTGTGTTTTGTCCCATGATACCATGATCATTCTCCTTCATATATGAATTTTACGTTGTTTTTTTCGTGTTTTAACAGTGGATTATCTAAGTTTGCAATAATTTCGTTTTTAAAACTATCTACGTCTAGATAATCATTTTCATTAGATATTTTTCTATGTCCCAATAAATAAATATATTTTATTTTATAAGTTAAAGGAATATCTAAAAATAAGAATCTTTTATTTTTAAAATAAGCATCAGGATAATCTGCTTCATAACGTCCTATAATGCCTTTTTTAGAGTTTATTAGTAATTTTCTTTTAAATAATGTACTAGGTATTCTGCCAATTTTTAAAGAATTCATTAAGTGTTTTGAATTCCAAGCTATTATAGAATTATAACTTTTTGTCAGAGCATATGTCAAGATTAATATAGATTCTGGTTCGTAATTGGATTTTAATTTTAAGTCAAACCAGTTAAACTTATATTTCATAATATATAGCTCCTGTTTTGATACCACGCTAATCTTTTTCTTTGTTGGTTATTTACTATTGCTCCTTTAAACCAAAAGTCTTTTATTAAAGGCACATTTTTATCTGGGTGTTCCCTGATAATTCTACCTATTCTTTGTTCTAATTTTATTGGATTATTATTAGGGCAAGTTAAATACAATGTATCTAATCTATGGCAGGATATACCTTCATCAAATATTTTTGTAGAAAGTATAGCCATATACTTTGTTCCAGCTGTTTTTAATATTTCTTTTCTATCTTCTTCATTAGTTTCTCCTATAAGCAATACACTTTTGTATATCATTTTTTGAAGAGTTTTTAGCATATCAACTCTTTCAGATAAAATTAATAAACACCTACCGTTTGCAATATCTTGAGTAGCTTCTTTTGCTATAAGAGATAATAACGCTTTACTTTGGGTAATTTTATTCATTTGTCTAGACCAATCTCTTTTTGGTTCTATAACATTAAAAGAAACATCGGTGTGTAT